AAGTTGTTAGAACGTTTGGTGATAGGAGTGAGGTTGTAAATCTGGTTCTTGTGGATAAGAGAAATCTATGTCCACTCTTGATGTTATGGGGTTTATCCCTGTACGTCAAGATAGTGAACTCAGGTCGCGATGATGTTTTCAGAAAGCAGATTCGTCAATTCTCACAATACCTAACCGCGATACTCGTCGCCCACGGTCGAGGCGGTCTCGTAGCTCGTTTGAAGATAATGCTTCATGTTCTTCAGTCACATGTGGCTGGGGAATCCCTGAAGTCAACGTTGGATCTCGGGCTGCGGATCCGTCTCAGCAATGGGTTGCCTAAGTGTTTTCCACTTAGTCTTCGTCAGTCTATCCGGTCTAGAAATCTTAAGGTAATACACCTATGGATAAGCATCTTATATTCGTATAAGGCTATGGAGTCGGTACACAAACCTCCGACCTTTAGTGGGATTGCTGCTAAGTTTATTCCTAGTAGTGATTTCATGTTTGTTCTTACGCGGTTCGGAATGTTCTGTAAAGATCATTTCGTTCCGTGGTTATTCCAAATTTCTAGTACTCGTCCCTCAGATTTAGATGTTTCTTCTAAACCAGAAGAGATTCATATGTCTAGTTCTGCCGGTCCGAATCACGAGTTCTCGGTAGCCTCTTACCCTATGGATACCCTTGCATGGGTGTTCCTAGGTTGGGCCAAAACGCCCTTGAGAGATTACATGATTGCTACGGGTTCGACCGGTATGATTAAATATTTTGAGTCCTATGCTATAGAACTTCTAAAGTTCATCTTGGATGATGAATGGGAGGATGCTTGGGATAGATCTGCAAACTATGGGATGTCAGTTCCCTATGATGAGGAACATCTGGCTTCATACTTTCCTAGATCGTTCTCGAAGACCGTTGGTCTTCGGGGGCACACGTACGACGCCATCATACCTATTCTCGGTAAGCTTTCTCTAATCAAGGAAGCTGCCGGAAAGGTAAGGGTGGTCGCCATATGTGATGCCTGGAGTCAGACCGTTCTGAAGCCGATGCATAAGCTCTTCTTCAAGTTATTGAAGGGGTTGCCCTGTGACGCTACTTTCGATCAATTGGGGTCAGTATCCTCATTTGCCCAACAAGGGCATAAGGACCTGTATTCCTTTGATTTGAAGGCAGCCACAGACACAATCCCCTATTTGCTTTATGAACCTTTAGTGTCGGCCATTGTAGGGCCTGATATCGCAAAGGCCTGGCTTTCTCTTCTTAGAGACAGACCATGGAAACTACCATCTTGGGCAAAAGACCAAGGTGGTAAGCAAGTATCATATCCCCTCATTCACAAAGATGAGGACGGTGTGAAGCAACGTTCCGTTTGCTACGGACGAGGTCAACCGATGGGTGCTCTCTCATCTTGGGGTGCTCTGGCACTTTTGCATCACGCAATTGTGCAATACAGCGCATTCCTGGTGGGTCAGTTTCCGTTTGAAGGCTATCGTGTTCTAGGTGACGACGTTGTCATTGCTGGTAAGGCCGTTGCGAGATCTTATAAGGAGACTTGCGACCACATGGGAGTGAAAATCGGGTTGGCTAAATCTTTCGTTTCGACGAGAGGTTTCTTCAACTTCGCTGCTCAGTCTTATGTTGGGGACAAGAATGTCTCTCCAATCTCGTTGAAGCAGGAGTTATCACGGGAGACGAGCTTCGATGCTCTATCTCTTGTTTTGGCTGCTATTCAGCGCGGTTGGCTGGATGTTACTTCACGTAATTTCTTTCAACGTGCTTTACGGTTCATGGTTCCTCCTACTACTTATCAAGTAGTGGAGGCGCATAGGAAGAAAGGGCAGGAACACGAAGCTGCAACAGTCTGCAGTGCTATATTATTTCAATACCTTCTAGAGGAGGTTTCACCTACTCTATTGGGTCTCGAAGTAACGTGTGGTAAATTCCTTAGTTCTGGATTGTTACATCCAGGGCTGGGAATCTTCACACACAGCATTGCAGAGCTGTCGTCGCACAATCTGGTAACAGATTGGGGTTCTAGACATGTTCTAGGTTTGTTGATTTGGAGACAAATTGACAAACTAGAACGTATCATAGAATCTATGGTGGAAAGATGTGAGGAGCTTTCTCCTACATATGGTTTCTTGCGTTTCTTGTGGCCTAATCCCATGATCGTTCCTGGAAAAGGAGAGTATGACGTAAGTCTAACTCTTCCGCTTCTTGAGCGGATTGGTGAAAAGGTCGCGGAGCGTCTTGATCTCAAACTGTTGGAGATTGCGCACATCCGCGGAATGGTAGCGTCAACTAGATTCTCACTTCATGAGATCTTGTTGGATCATTCATTTGATGATTTAGTTCAAGG